AACTCCGACGAACGGTTTTGGAGACCGCTATGCTGCCATTACATCAGGGATACAAAAATTACATTGTAGGACCATTTCCGTTCCTAAAACCTACTTCACCACCTTCTGCTTCAATTCGCTTGATCACGTCTTCAAACAAGATGGGTGCAAAATCAGTCTGTTCTACACAGACACAATGGTAACGAACATCGTTTTCATCACTGTATAAAACTTCTCCGGTTCTAGCATCCACACCACGTGCCTTCTTAACACGGTTGGCATGCAAGTGTCCGTGAATGTTAACACCAAACCGACCAAGACTTTCTGCGTGAACAGGGATATGACTCAATATCATTCCGTTCATTACATGGTATGCACGAAGTTCACGAAAGTGCTCACGATAGTCGGCATCCTTGAAGATGTCATGATTGCCACGGATCAAAACCTTATCACCATTCAATCTATGCATGATACTCAAGGCCTTACGATTGATCACAACGTCACCCAAATGATAGACCTTGTCGGTGGGACTTACCCGTTCGTTCCAGGCCTTGACCATGGCTTCGTCCATTTCTTCGGGACTGTCCCACGGGCGTAACTTTGTAACACCATCATTACGGGTAAAACGGCAGACGCCGGTATGTCCGAAATGCGTGTCGCTTACTAAAAATACACTTGGCATCATGCCCTCCTTTCTTCTAACTATTACATCTATTATAGCAAAATGGCTATTCTGGGTCAACCAAATTGTTTGTAATACTTTCGTACTACGATCAAGCAGTTAACCAACGTTCTTTAGATTCTAACACTAAGTTCTCTGCACCATCATATTCACTAATGCGGAACCTTGCACCCACTGGCACCCAGTTTACTTCTAAATCGCTTAAACCTAAAGAGGTATCATTGGGATATTTCAATTCTAAATAAGTTTTTATTTTATCTAGTTCGTCTTGCTCTACCCATTCCGCAATGCTAGGATCGTAAAGCAGTTCCTCATTGCCGTGCCAGCTGTACCAACCGGCACCATAACCCGGGCTTACCAACACTGCTACCATGCCATCACGAATTAGTTTGTTCATTGTTCTTTACTTTTTTTACTGCTTCCATTTGAGCTATCATTGCATCAACTTGTACCCTAGCACGTTCGAGCTTACGTTCAATTAAGGCCACACGCTCTTCGGGTGCTAAAAAAATTTTATCTTGTATTTTGTTTTTCATATTTTTCTCCCAATAAAAAACCCCGAACTGTTTAGTTTCGGGGTTGTTGAATAAAGTTAAAACTTACTGCTATTCAAAACCCACTCTACGATCCTCACAGCCATAGACCCATAAACCGGCTTGTCCGATTATTGGGTTGTTTGCTAAAGAGAGATGTAAGTTATCGATCATCATAGTAAGTATTATATATGATTATTTATGATCTGTCAACTGGCATATTGCCAATTACGTATCTTCTCGGCATAGATTTCTGCCAAATATTCCTGACCGGCAGGACTACCATGATATCCAGGGTCTGTACCTTCAAACGGCCACTTGTATATTGCATATTCGGGTGTTTCCTGCCAATCCATAGTCAAAAATCGATCGTCTACTACCCAGGGTATAGCCTGACGTATATTTCCAGTATTCCAAAGATCACCAGCAATGACCAAAAACGGTATACCAGAATAGAACAACTGCATGAGGCCATCACGCATGATCCATTCATCTTGCTGACGCTTCCAATTGGCGTCATACATATGGTTGATGTATTGTTTAATTGCTGACTGTGTATCTTTATCTATCTTGCTTATCCGATATGGATTGTCACGATTTTCAGCTAATGTAACTATATTTTCACAAATCATGCGATACGGATTTGTGCCATAGTTAATATTATTAATACCAGCTGCTCTATCATAACCTGTGGCAACTTCTTTTCGTATATGGTCTGGTAAATTTGGATCTTGGATCCAGTCATATGGTTCCGTATTGGCCGGTATCTCTATGCGATCACAAAAGGTTGGCGCCACAATAACAAAATCAGGACGTTGGCGCAACGCCTCGTCTATTTGTATACGTATACCACCATTGCTACATCCTGGCCGTGCCAAAATTTCTACGTCCCATCCGAGACGCCGTGCTGTTTGATGACCATATCCTGTTCCAGGAAGGTTGATGCTGTCAGCACTTAAACTACAACCGCATACTATTAATTTTGCCACGCTATTAACTCCAATGATCATTAAAAAAGGCCCATTGGGCCTTTTTGTTACACAACAGTTTTTAAATTAAAAACCGCGTGTATAGTTCACTGCCCAGACCTTCTGGTTGAAGTCACCGTTGACACGATCATAACGGACGCCAACTGTGTCAACTTTGCTCAAAGCATAGCTCACGCCATAACGCATTGTGTGTGTTTGATCAGCATTTGTACCACTGTCAGACGCGGTACGAGTGCGCCAACCTACTTTGGCTGTCAATGGACCAAATGGAACTGCAATACCTGGCTCAATTGAGTAGTATGTGAAGCTGGTAGTATTGGTATACTTTTGACCCAACGCAACACGAGTATAACCATTTACAATACCATAAATTGGTGTTGTACCAGTTACGCCTGCTTCCAAGCGTGTGCTTAGTGAGTTTGTGTTTTCTGTCACCACTTGACCAATACCGATATCACCAGCAAAGGTACTGTTGATATCTTTCTTAACAGTTAACCCATACAGTTGTTGTGCAGCTGAGCCAACGTTGTTGATATGTTGACTTTCGAGTGTCACGCTGTCGCCAGCAAATGCTAAACCTGTTACGGCCAAAGCTAAGATTGCGAAAATTTTCTTCATTTAATTTTTCCTTATAAGAATGTGGATGTTTGTCCAACATATTATTTAGTAGTTTTACTAGTGGGTAGTAAATTTTGCACACTTAAACGGTCAAAAAGAAACCCGCCGAAGCGGGTTCTGGTAGTTTCTGTTACGAGGCATTTCCTGCCCTATCGCGGTGATTAAACTGCGAAAGATTCGGCTTTCACTGTGCGAGCAGAGAACTTGACGTTCTTGCCAGAAACAGTTACTTCGCCTGTAGATGCTTTTGCATTTACTTGATTTGCTTGATTTACGGTCATCGCCTACCGTGTTGCCGTCTCTATTATCTCACCCTGTCGAAACCATGGCAGGCCCATTATGAAGTATACTCACGTTTCCGATGTCTCTGTTGGCTATGGGCCAACCGAATATACTTTATGGTGGACCTGGCGGGAGTCGAACCCGCGTCCAGAATGCCTTCACTTTGAAGGGATTACAACAATTCTTTAAAATACTGCAACAGTTACTGCTGGACTAAACCCTGCTAGTATAGACTGATAACCGGCAGCACTTTCGCTGGTGCTCCAGAGTCTGACATTTTGAGGCGTGATTGGGTCTGCATTGGTATACCAGGTATATACTGTGTTGTTGGTTGTTCCTGCTGTTACTTGTGCTGTGCAGTATGTAGTAAGTGCATCTGATTCAGCGGCAGTAAATGTGCGCGGGTCGGTTATCATTGAAATATAAGCCATTTAAAAACTCCTTTTTATAATAGTATTACTTATGCTGGCACAATGTTTGATGCCTGCTTGCCTTTGGGGCCCTGAACTAAATCAAATTTTACCACTTGATTTTCTTTTAATGTTTTAAATCCATTAATATTAATTGCTGAAAAATGTGCAAATACATCTTCGCCGCCATCGTCGGGTGTAATGAATCCAAAACCTTTTGCATCATTAAACCATTTTACTTTACCTACTACCATAATATACTACTTCCTTTTAAATTAAACTTGAGTGCTAATTGTAACCTTTTACAACCTTGCTGTCAACCTCGAGATTGCCTCGTACGATCATACTATTTAGCATGTCTGGTGGGCCCACTTGGATTTGAACCAAGGATTATGAGTCCTCTGCTCTAACCACTGAGCTATAGGCCCTAACTTGTAGTATAACATCAAGGCTGATAGTTGTCAAGGAATTGTTCGAGATTTCCGTATAGATTTACCATAACTGCTTCCTTGCTGCCAAAAAATACGATCTTTTTGGGTATGCCTTTGACCGCATGAATATAGTAGGGCATTTGCATTTTACGATCTAATTTTAGTATAAGGTGTTTGTCGAAAACGTGTGGATCATTGATGCTGTATGAATAGTGTTCTAGCTCTAGCAGATCAACCAGGGTCGAATAACCGGTGCCGGTCAATCTCATGCCACCATTGCGTCGTAAATTAAACCACCAAGCACTTATGGCAAACTTTAAGTCAACACGATCCTCGTCTGCCAGGAGTGCAATTAGTTCTTCTGTGAGTTTACGTTTGTCGCGCACATCAAGGATAAATTTGATTGCCTGCGGTCAACAACACCACTGTGAACTTTTCGGTTTTAAATTGTGTGTTTAATTTTTTTGCCAAGTTCTTGGCATGGCCTGGATTACTAAATGAAACTTTTTTGTATTTGGGCCCTGGATACTGGACTAGTAAATTTGATGTTTTGAGATTGATAGGTTTAGCGTCGTAGAACACTGCCCACACACCTTCTGAAGCCAAAACTTGTTCACTCTTGTAAGTGAGCTTGTTAGTGTGCTCGATCAATACATTAGGTTTTGGTCTAGACACGGATGACACCTCTTACATTTGTTTGTAAAGCTCGGGCTGCTTTAATTTTTGCAATAGTCTCTGGCGAATGTTTTTTGCCTAATCTAGGATCTGCTTGCTTTGTTCTTGCTTCTCTTAGTTTTTGTTTAGTTGCTTCGGAGTGTCTTTGTTTTTTAGATTTTTCACTGATAATTTTTCGACCTTGGTCAGAAATACCAGTGTCCCCGCCCATTAATCCATCTTCTGGTTTGAGATTAGCATATTCTTTAGATTCTACAATATTATTTTTACCAGAGTAGTCAAGTGCAAATTTAGTTAATTCAGTTTGATCGTTAAAAAGTTTTTTCCAAACTGTAGAAACATTATCACCGTGAACATTTAAATGTTGAGTCCAATAGACACCAGACCCTGAGTAGGTTTCTGGGTCATTAACGGTTTTACCAAAATATTTTAATCCTGTTATATTATGTTGTTTAAGATACAACCAGGTTGGTTTGAACTTTTTCATACATGTATTTATGCCTAAATATACATATATTATTAGAATGTGCCACCATCCATTTTTACGGCGATCACTTCTGTGTCTTTTTGTAGGGTTGTAACTGTATGTTCACGTAACACCTGAAGTTCTAACAACAGCCTAGTAATGTCAGCGTGTAGGTCTTGTGCATCTTTTAAACTCATAATAAAATCTCGAGCACCGCGAGCTTGCTGACCTTGAACCCGCTCTATAAACTTACTGAGATGAATTGTCATGAGCTTCGGATTCGGAGTAGTATGGACCTTGATATGGATAGCGTTGCAACACAATCAGTTTGGGTGCCACCACTGTGCGCCAATGGCGACCTTTACGAACGTTATACCAACCAGCCGAGAACCAACTCTTACTTTTATTTGTTTTGGTATATACCGGTAAGTGTTGAGAGACGTCCCACATAGGATTACATACACGACCAGCCACTGGATATCCATGAACATGATCTACCTGTGC